ATATATATATCCAAATCAGACTTCAATAATGCTTCTCTAAGATTAGTGCTGATATAAATGTAGAAGAAATGCTCCTATCCATCCTATTACAAATTCGCCTAATTTGATAAGAGTATGTTCTACTGAATTTCCTTCTTTCACTTTCCATTCAAATAAAAAGAAACGTTTTTGAAGATATAGTTGAAATAATTGATATACAATAAATAGAATACCGTAATATATATTATAATATGAAATAATACCTATTATAATATGAATCATAATATAATAAAATGGTTTATCATATAACATACTCTATCCTATTATTTATTTTATATAATAGGATAGGACACGTCTGGAATGTAAAGAGGAGATGATACTACCTATGTAGTATGGTTCGTACCAGTCTACCTGAGAAAGAAACTGCATGTCTTCATCCTGAAATTGAAGCTTCTATGTTAAAATGGCTTACAACAAGATCGCATCCTGCCTTTCTTCTTATTGGGCCACCAGGAGTTGGAAAGACAACAATGGTATATCGTGTATGCAAAGAAGCGCAGTTTTGGATTCAAGAATTTAATGCAAGTCATACGCGAACGGGTTCTAGTTTTCGTCAAACTATCATGCCACTTCTTATTGAAACAGGTGTTAGTAAATGGATTCATCCAACTACACCCAATGGACGCGTTGTTCTTCTTGATGAAATGGATGGATTGTCTCAAGGAGAGAAAGGTGGTCTACAAGAATTATTGGATTATTTGAAGTCGAAGCGCAATTTTTCAGAAGATTGTCCACTTGTTCTCATTTGTAATATTTTGGAGGGACGAATTATGCAACAACTTCTAAAATATTGTTGTGTACAATATGTGGCCATGCCTAAAAAAGAAAAGTTGGCAGAATATTTTCAAAAAGATATTCCAGATTCTCTGTATTTATTGGGAGATATTCGCAAAGTTTCGCAAAGTTTAATTTATGAAGATAAAATGGGTTATACACAAGGAAAAGAAAGTTCATTGGATAGAAATATTCATGTTGCTATCCGTGCCTCTTGGTTTACTTTATTTGAAAACTGGGGAGAAAATGATGAATTGGATTTGGAAACCAAAGATGCCAATTTGGCAGGACTTTTATTTCATCAAAATTTGCCACTCTTTCTTGAAAAAGTGCCTGATGAACCTGAACGAAAAGTTGCTCCATTTGAAGTCTATGAAGAAATTTTAGATTATTTGCGCTGGTCGGATCGTGCAGATTTTTGGGCCTTCTTCCATCAATGCTGGAATCTTCTTCCATTGTCCTATCGTCTTAAACTTAAATATCCAAATCTTTATTTACAGAATTATGATAAGCCCAAACATATTCCTGAGCCAACTGAATTGCAGTATACTCTTGTACTTACAAAGCAATCTGCACTTTTTAATGCGTGGAAGGAAATGAATCGTGTGGCAAATGAACATGATATTCCTTTTCGATGTGTTGCTCAATGGGCAACTCATCAAACAGGTAAATTATATGATACTCTTGGTCTTAAACTTGAATCTCAGAATTTAAATGGATTATCTGGAGGGACTCCTTTCTTCCCAAACGCTGCGCCGAGTGAATCAGCACCTCCTTCCACTCGGAAACGGGTAGCTCGTGGTAAAAAATCAAGTGTGAAGTAGAAGATAATGATAATCCTCTTATCATTTCTATATTTGATATAAAAATAATATTTGTTAGACCTTGTTGATAATTGTGTATGGTTTTCCGCAATGCAAATAAATTATTTTCTATTCTTTCCACTTTTAATCCCAATTTATCCATTTCCTCAAATAGTTGATAATAAATATTATCAAATGCAGAATAAATAATGATTTGTTTATCTTTATTTGCCTGTAAAATGTTCAAACAAATCTCCATTTTTGTATTCATAATAATATTTTGCTCAGGTTCTAATGATATCATACAGCACATATTTACTGGACCTAATAGACTTCTACAAGTAGGGCATTTTGGAGACAATAATGTATTTTTTAATAGACATGCCCCGCAATACAATTGATAACAGCAGTTAACGATTGTTGGATAAGTACATTGCTCTAAACAAATCATACATTCATTATCATGTACTTTATGTTGAATTTGTAATTTTTTTCTTGGATTTTGAAGAATATATTCGTCCACTGTTTTAAATGGAATACATAATGCTTGAAATAAGTATGGAATACGATAGGAATGAATGACGGGAGATAGTGTTCGTATCTGATAATATTGTATTAGTGAATGTAAATTAATATTTGGACGACATTGAACATATTCATTTAATATTCTTGGAAGCATCATACTTTCTCGTACTGTTTCTGATAAATTTCGTATGACAGTATATCCACGTAATGAATGAAAGAATGATACATAGTCTTTTAGATATGTAGACGCCAATACTCCCTCATAACGTACTGTCATATCATCCAATAACCATTGCTCCAATTCAGGATGAATATGTACTCGATCGCTTAAAAAATACAATTGACTTTTAATAATAGCTGGATTTTTAAATAGAAGAGGTATCCAATTATTTGTAATAAGCCATAGAAATTGGAAGGAAAGACGTTGCATAGAAGAATGTAAATAAATAGATGATGCTTCATCGATAAATATATTATTCCATTGAATATGATGTTCTGTCGCATAATCTTGCACATGTTGATAACATTTATTTGTAGTTAATACAAAGCGGCTATTTACAATAGATTGTACTAATATATCACCTTTTAGGATTCTCTTTGTTTCAATAGGAACATATGGTATTGTTGTATGTTTTTCAATTTCATTTTTCCATTGTCCAAATAAATTTTGTGGAACAATAATAAGATTGGTAGAATGATTAGATAGTGTATAGAGTTGATGCGAGAAGAAATATGTTGAGGAATGATTTGCCAATTCACATGACATTTGAGGAAATGTCATGTTCATTGATGCAAGATAGGATAGTACACTTAATGTTTTACCTGTTCCAGATGAATCTCCAATAATTCCCATTTTTCCATTAATTGTTTGATTTCCTACCACAAACCCTCGTGTCATCTTTTCGTAATATTTATGCATTCCATGAACTAAGATTTTTTGATGACGATATAATGTCGTTTTTATCATTGGTGGATGAATGATTACATTTGTTGGTTGGAGTGAATTTTGATAGACATCGTTTAATATGACCAATTTATCATATAATAATTCAGACATTCCTTTGATTACTTATTACGTAATTCCTACTATGAAGCTTTAGGTTATAAGGAATTATTCAATATCAAGAGTACGATAAAATTCTTGTAAATAAGGATTGAGAATGATATCATGTAATTGATATGATAATTCTTTTATTTGATACGATTTTCTTCCAGATACTGTTAGTGAATTACGTATTTCATGTTTATCTACTGTATTATCTGTATGGCAAATAACAAGAATAGTTGATTTGGGATCTAATTGAATAATAGGATGACTATAATTCTCTAAAAATGTCTTCTCCTCTCCCATGGTTATGTAATTATCATAGAAATGAGTATCTGCAAATCGTTTTCGATATGCCATTGTTCCATTTGTTGCATGATTTGTTCCATAAGGCCCCATGCTATATATTTTCTTTGTATCAATGTAATACATATACATTTCTGATGAACCTGCTATATCTATTTTCGGATATTTAATAAAAGCATCTACCACTGTTTGAATACGCTGAGGAGGGTAATAATCATCGTCATCCATTGCAATAATAATTGCACCTTTTGCCTCCTTATTCAATAAATTTCGTTTTGCACCAATACGTAATTTTTCAGAAACATATTGATAACGAAGATTAGGAATTGTCTTTGCAGCCTCCATAAATAAATCCTCTACCTTATCACGACCATCATCTATAATAATCCATTCCATTTTCTCCTTTGGAAAGGTTTGACTCTTATAAATTTCGATTAATGCTGGAATAAATACTCTTCTATTATAAGTAGGTGTAATAACGGATACTTCAATCATGTGATAATTAATCTATCGTTGCTTTATGTTGATTTTTCTGATTCGCTGGTTTTATCGCTTGCAGCCGCTTCGCTTGTTGCCGCGTTTGTTTCTTCACTCGTTGCTACAACAGGTACAGATGGAACAACTGCGGCCGTTTTACCTAATATTTTTGCGGCAACTGCTGTGGCTGCTGCCACCATCTGTATTTTATTATCAGCTGTATCGCCATCTTCATTAAAACGTATTGTGCTAAGTGGTCTCAGTAGCGGATGCATCTTTTTAGCTGTTAGATTCTCTTTATTTCTGTTATATAATTCAGCAATATGTGGCTCTTCTTTTACTTTAGAGAGATACTCAAATGATTTATTTAAATCATCCCAGTAGCCTCCCATTAATTCAATTAATTTATTATTTTCAGCATTCCTTTCTTTTATATTATCTGCTTTTTGATACATAAATGGCCATAGAAGGGCTCGTTTTATCTTAGAATCATAATATGTAGTTGTCAATGGACACACTCCAAATATAGTTGGAAAGCTCTTTGGTGGTTTTATTTTATCAGTTGATAAACGTTCATTATAATAATCCCATCCATATTTAGATCCATAATACAATCCTATCATGATTGCATATGACATATTTGAAGTTACAATAATTAATGTTCCTATAAAAAAGATGGCACGAATAATAGCTGGATAGATAATCATATCATTTGCTACACAACTTGCCATCATGATATAGATAAATGCACGTATCATGATTGGACCATACTCCACAATATAATCTCTAATTTTATAGATAATACCCCACAATATTTGTTTGACTCTCTCCTTTCCAACAGCTCGGGTGACAGCTACTTGGGTAACAGCTCCTACTGGTGTTGCCGATGCAGCAACACTTGCTACATCGGCTACATCATCAACATTTTCATCAGATGATTGTTCTCCAAGACCTATTTTACTACGTATCGTATTAACAACATCTGATAATGATTTTTTCATGCCATCCAGATTTATTTTTTCGGATATATCAGATAGAATCGATGACATTCTATGAATCTCATTGATTTTATTATAGAACACAATATCACAATTTATAGGGCATATTTCAAGCCTCCCATTCCTGCGGAAATTGATACCCAATTAAGGCTTTCCACAAACATTGTAATATTATACTGATAAAAACTATTAGCTGGAAGTGGGTTAACATTCAAATCTACTTGAAATACACGAATACGACTGCTATTAATGCTTCCATCAGGCTGATTGCTCGGTGATGTTAATGAAAAGGGATAGATGACTAACTCGGGATCCGGATTACCTTTTAGATATTTCCATGGAACCACCTGATTATAATAGGTGATAAGTTTATCCTCCTGTAAAGGGTTACCGTCTCCTAAAATGGCTAATGTTTGTAAAATAGATCGTTGCCCATTCAGAACAAATACACCTGTCGATGAATCAATATTGATATCAGGTGGCGGCCATACTCCGCCTGATGGAATAAATGGAGGTTTTAGTGGATTCACCCAATTGGTATAATTATCAATTTGATTTCTGTATAGGATTGAATCGGAACGGCGTGGGACGATTAAAATACGTTCAATTGGATTATGTGTATCTAATTCAACAAATTCACGTGATGTAATAGAATCAAAGTTATAGGTTGTAATCTGTCGTACCAAATATTGTAAAGGTTCCGCTGAAAATTGCGCTCTCTCATCATCTGTCACATAGACATACGTCATTTGAATACGAGGCTGTAAAGGCCATGTATTCAATAGTGGTTTCGGAGTTCCAATATCTGTTAGAAAATTATTAATTGTTATGTCTGAAATATCAGATACCGTTGTATAGTATACATTTTGCGGCTGTAATGTAATAGGCGATGCATTATATTTATATCCAGGTGCAACTTGCTGTCCATTAGCATTACTGTCCAGCACTGTATAGAGTTGATTAATAGGTCTCAATGTAATCTGAATTTCACACTCGTGATACTGTAAAGCAACCAATGGAAGTGCCTCAAATGTAGATTCTGCAAACCAGAATGGCAAAGGGACTTGAATCTGTCGTCCTGAAATAGAGGGACGATTGATATTAGGAGGTGTCGTCGTAGAAGCACCTGGTCCATTATTATTATATACTAATGGATAACCCGTTCCTGTTGAACCACCTGCATAGATACCCTTTGCAGGGTCGTATATCTCAGGTACATTTCCCACGAGTCGCTGCCATTTTGCGAAATCTGTTCCAATTAAATCAGTTTGTGCCTTTGTAATCATATAATCTCCACTAAATTCTTGAATTTTCTGACCACCGATAAAAAACGCAATATTCTGAATGAGTCGGCATCCAATGTATTTGGTCCACGCAAAATTGTATTCCGCATTTCTAGTACTAGTTGGTAGCCCTTCAATGTGTTTACAATAAATATCAGGTAAATCAAATACAAAATAAATGTCTCTTACCAAATCAGCAATACGTTGTATTTTAAAACGAACTTGAATAGGCTGATCATAGGACAAATCCTGAGGACCATCCATTGCAAAAGAAACTGATTCTTCCGCAAAATGAGCATATTTTTTATAGGTTTTATAGAAATATGTAAAATCAGGATTGCCACTTAGCAGTACATTTTGTGCTCCGTACGCTACTAAGGAGAATAGACCACCACCTGGCATTACTACGTGTTGAATAGTAAATATGTATATCTCTTTAGGTAAACATATTTAGTATAAAATTATTATATTACAGTATTTTATAGTATTTCATAGTTAATATCCTTGTGCCCACCATGTATCATCCAAATAAGGCGGTATACTGCTCATGATGCCTGAATCCATCTCTTTGGATGGTCCTTCATTCATTAATTGTTGGATTTCAGCAACACATAGCGCATAATTGAAATAATTAAGGCGACTAAATAGACCCTGCATCACACCAAATACATGAAATCCTGTATCATCGACCGATGGAAGAGTACTCTGTGAAAGATGTAAGAGTCTATCACTAAAGCAGCAGATATCTTGATTATTTTGATAGGGGGCATAACCATCAAATGACATTTTTCGTGATAAATTGCCATTAATGAAAATCTCGAGTGCGCTGTTCTTACATACAATTACCACATGAACCCATTTCTTTACTGGAAAGTTATCCACTTCAACGAAATTATTCCATGTTTTATATGTATTCATATACACGCGAAGCGTATTTGTATCGGATCGCATGTAGACACCGGGTGCTAATAAAGGAAATTGTGCTGCATAGCCTTTATGGAAGATGTGTAATAGACCAAACTCTTGTCTAAATGATGCCGGATCAACATACAAATAAAATGAATAACTAAATTCAACTCCTGTACGCTCATTATCAGATAAATGAACCGGTTTTGAACCAGCTACATTTGGGTTTTGTGAAAGATTAACAGCGTCTTTCATGGTATAGGTTTTAGGCAATAGAACGGTGCGATTAATTGATAGCCGATTGATATATTTATATACTAATTCCATAAACATAAGTGCCAAATAGATAAGAGCCGCCCATACAATTGCAGTAATAATTTGCAGTATGATACCGGGTTGCCCAGAACTAGTATTTTGTGAATTACTTCCCTGATTGAATACAGACATCATCTCCTCTTACTAATTTGTATTATTTATTTTCTCTTTTTTATTCTTTACTTAGAGGATACTGTAATATCGACACCTGGAGCAAAAAACGATGTAAACCATTGCCATAATCCCGTAATGGGTTCAGGACCTGCCATATAATTCTTATATACCATTTCTGGATTTAATGCAGAATCATACATCGTTGTTGTTGAAATCTGACCACCAAATCCAGTATTATACAATAAATAAGCAGAATAACTGTTGTCCACCTTAAATCGTGTCGGCAGTACGCATGAACGAGATAATTTTCCATCCATATAGACATCCACTGTTTTACCACTGACAGCTACCGTAATATTTACCCATCGCTGTAGATCGATATCTGGTAAATCACAACCAACATTAGATTCTAATAATCCAGAATCAATACTTTGTATCTCGTATACTGATTTTAATGTTGCAATTTCAAGAGATTCTGACGTATTACTATCGGCGCTATCTGTATTAAGTGTAGTAGACGCACTCTTGTCCATGGTGTGAAAACGAACAAATAATTTTGGCTTGTATCCACCCAAATGAATACGAATGGTATCAAAACTGGGCCCTCCAATACGCAAAATAGATTTATTATAACCTTGACGGTAAGACCAATTGTTAATATAAATCCATGTAGAAATTGTAAATTCACCACCTTCATATATGACTGGCAATTTATCAGATGCAATCGTAATCATTTTAGAATTATCTATGTTCGCATTTTGAGTAGCAGTAAGGAGTGGAAAAGCATTTGTTGTTTTTGGACCAAATAGATACATATAAAGATAATATAAGCATAGAAGTCCTCCAAAAAAGAGTAATACTGGAATCAATCTTGCCTCTGGAGATGAATTCGTATTGTTGTCCATGATACCTGTATTCAGCATGGATAATTCTATCTTTCCTTTTCTCCAATTTTAAGCATAGGGCGTGTTCCATTGAAATAAATTATCTAGTGGAGGTTTCCTAACAGGGTCACATGGTAAACCCGGAAGACATTTTCCAAATAAAGATATGGTAGGAAGAGTTATATCAAATAAATTATTTTCATGAATCATATTATTTGTATTAACATATTTAAGACGTTCTTTTTCTACTTCAAGTGGGCTATAGCGACGGCTACTTACTATTACATGAATAACAGACCCATCTAATCCCTTATTTCCAACTGATAAGGGGCTGCTAATCACTACCGGATAATTCTGAAGTCTCTGAGATGCAACAATTTTGTCATCATACATAATATCAAATCTACGACCATCGCGTAATACTGCAATACATAGCCATTTTTGATTAGGAAGAGGTGGTAAATCCATTATTTCATCTTTCAGTCTCCCATTACCATCTTTTGTTTGTACTCGGAGACGTGCAGATATTTGTCTATTACCCGTTGGAGCATGTGAAATCTCAACATGCCAGTTATTTGCCACTTGAATAATTGGAATAAACTTATCCGTCTGAAGTTTATCTACATAGGTTGCTGTACGATCGCCTTGTTGAATATTAAAGAAACCAATCACTGTTGAACCTGAATTTCCTAATAGCTTTGATTGCACCATTTCAGATAGTAATACCACTTTATTGGCAGATAATGGAGTAATTTTAGTAAGTGTATCTAATATGTCAGGATTGATATTAACAACATAGGTAAGAATGATATAAATAGTCAAAATGACAATTCCTCCATAAAATAGATATGTTATATCGGACATACTGACTGCTGCAAAAATAGATATCATAGATATCACAATTGTGCTATATAAAAGGATGGCTGCCGTTTCCATTCTATCTATTTATGTAATTTATTAGACGCCAATCTTGTCGGACGCTTTTTTTACAGCAGAATCTACATAAGCGGATATATCAGCTGACATATCATTTGATAAACATGATGATGTATTAGACATAGGACCTGAACCAAAATCACCAGAAGTAGCAAGAGAAGGCGTTGCCTTTCTTATTTCTGGACTTGTCAATTGTTTTGCCCATATTTTTAAATTACGTAATTTTACCATATTTGTTTCAATACCACTTACTGGAGAGATATCACCCAATACACTTTTTGGAGGTGATATAAATGTTCTTGTCTTTAATAAATGACCGTTAATATATACTTCTAATGCGTGATTCATAAGAACAATACCCAGACGAAATGGTTCTTGAATAGGGACATTTGGAATAATAGCATTTTCAGTATTATTATCCACATTTAATACAGATACTATCAAATCATTTGTATCAGGCAATAAAGCACATGCCATATTATAATTATCTAATAATCCGAGTAGCGTATTTCCTGTAGGAGAGGGGCGGACTCTGCCGCCGCGGCGAAATAATACTCGTGGATGAGTGGAAAAATGAACATGAGGATCTTGAATGAAAATGTCGACAATAAGTGAATAAGAGAATGATAAATTTTGAATCGGCAATGTATCATTGGGAAGGAGTCCAGTATTTGTTTTATTCCAAAAAAGTACTCCATCATCCAATCCTGGTAGGACAAAAATACCGGGAGCACCAGGCTGATAACTGAAAATTGGAGTAATAAAGAAATGGACAAAAATTAAAATAATAAGTAATATAATTCCAATGGCGAGTAAATAGGATAAAATCTGCTTTGAATAATTTCCTATCGTGGATGATGAGTTTGATGATATCGCGCCTAATCCTGATGTTAAACCAATCATGGGTCCACTCACAGACGTATTTGTTCTTGTGGAAGGAATCGTAGGCTGTTTTGATTGATTTGCATTTTTCCCTAAAAAGAAATCTTTAAGACCACCCATTGCTGCCATGTTTCTTTACTATTATTATTTATTACAATAAATTGTAATAAATATAAATACGTATCACTGTATTATGTGATTCGTAAATACGTATCACTGTATTATGTGATTCGATTAAGAAAATAGAATACACCGCCCATTGTAGATAATATCGCAGAACCTGTAATAAATCCTTTAATAAAGGATCGATAGTCTACTTCATTCATATCCTCTTTTGTCCAAACAGGAGAACGATTGCGGTTGCCGATTCGCTCATAATATGCCATTACTTCTTCCATAGTCCATTCGGGCTTTCCCAACATTTTATTAACACTATTGTGAATATCAACTGTCCATTTAATAAGATCTGTTCTTGAATCAAGAAATGGTGTTAATGGATTTGATGTAATATGCTCTTTATAATGAGTGCGACATACACTGCATGGAATTAAATAGGCTAATGATTCATAAAATTCTTTTGCACATTTTTTATCAATATAGGTAGGATTTTTTGGATAACCGATAGCGACGATATGTATCGTATGCCAAAAAAACGGCCCCCATACACTTGGAGGAAATAGCATTCTATTCAATCCTTCCATTCTTATTATAAATTACACTCCCACTGATTTAAAGACTATTATTGTGTATCCTGTAAGGAATTATTTCAAAATGAATAATATACATAACCGGACACAACAATGTACAAATTGCGGATTAACAGGACATATTTTTCGTAATTGCCTTGCTCCTGTTACCAGTTATGGAATCATTGCCGTAAAATACAATGATGATATTAATAGTACTTCTCTATTTTCAAAATCAACTATTGTAAATAACGGAAATGATTCTATACAATTTCTTTTAATTCAACGTAAGGATTCATTAGCATTCGTTGAATTTATAAGAGGTAAATATAGTTTACATGATAAAGACTATATGGCGCGACTATTAAAAGGTATGACACAAGATGAACAACAGCGATTATGTACATACAATTTTCATGAATTATGGCAAGGACTTTGGGGAGAAACCTCCAATGTTAATTCTCATAAAAATGATTATGAATCCTCTGAAAAAAGATTTACACAGATTGTAAGTATTCTTCCTCAACTATTAACTGAATATCCTACAAAATGGACAGAACCTGAATGGGGATTCCCAAAAGGTAGACGTAATCCATATGAAAATGATATACACTGTGCCGTTCGAGAATTTCAAGAAGAAACAGGCCTTAAACGTAATGAATTTACAGTTCTACAAAATACATGTTCCATTTCAGAAACTTTTTTTGGTTCAAATCATGTACATTATTGTCATAAATACTATATTGCCATTTGCAATAATAATATTGAAGTAGAAATGAATCTACATAATCTTCATATGACACGTGAAATTGGTGCTATTAAATGGTGCTCATTGGATGAAGCCACATCAAAGATTCGTCCGGATAATGTAGAAAAACGAGAGATTTTGTTAAAGGCAGGAAAAATTATGAAGAATTTTCATCCTGTTCATACAAATGATTTACCACGATCTTGTTATCGTTCTTATTAATATAATGCTGTTCTATTATTTAATTCATTTTATATAAGCGTTTAGATATAAAATGAATTATCATTTCTATTATTAGTATGGCGTCCTCCCAGCCTAATTATTTAGCATTCGATCCTATGGCTGATAATGCGCCGAACTATTTAGCATTTGATCCTATGGCAAATATGAATGCTCCAAAAGAGCTATCTCCTGTCATGGAGTCCCCTCCTAAGGTTGCGTCCCCTCCTAAGGTTCTTCCTCCAAAAGAGGCATCTCCTGTTACAGTATCACTTCCTAAGTCTGTAAGAAGACCACCAATTGTTCGTAATGCATTATCTCCTGCAATAATGTCCCCTCCAAAAGAGTTGTCTCCTCCAAAAGAGGCATCTCCTCTAATACTATCTCCTCCTAAGTCTGTAAGAAGACCACCAATTGTTCGTAATGCATTATCCATTCCAAAAGTATCACCCTCTGTAGCACAGTCTGTTGTACCTATTGCATCAAGTGTATCACAAATATCACCCTATGTTGCACAACCTGTTGCACAATCTATTACACAACCTATTGCACCTATTTCATCAAGTATACCAAATGAAATACAAGAGGAATTAGAAGATGTAGATGAAATTCCTGATGAAGAGGAAGCTGATGAAGAGGAAGCTAACGAAGAAAATGATGAAAATGATGAAAATGATGAAAATGATGAAGAGGAAAATAGTGAAAGTATGAAAGCACTGCAGAGAGAATTAGAAGAAGCAGAAGCAGCCGCTGAAGAAGAGGAAGAGGAAGAAGAAGAGGAAGAAGAAGAGGAAGAAGAAGAGGAAGAAGAAGAAGAGGAAGAAGAA